TCAGCAATGCCGCGTTGGCGTCGGCCGCCGAAAACGTATAGACCCCGCTGGCGAAGTTGACCGAATATTGGCCGGCCGCAGCGGGCGTCGTCACCCGGTTGAAGCGCAGTCCGGTTGCGGCATAGAGGACGCCGAGGTCGTCATTATAGGTCGCCGCATTGGCGACCGTGGCGGTGAACGGCGTCGATGCCGGCACAATTGCGGCTTCGAGCTGCGATACCGCGAATTGGCCGGTCGCGGCAGTCGTGCCGAAGAAGAGGTCCGAATACAAAAGGCCCAGGATTTGCGCGAACTTCGCCTTGCCGCTGATCTTGCCTTGGCCGCGCGCGATCGCCACCGCAAATTGCGACTGGCCGTAAAGCTCCTTGTCGGTCCAGTCGAAATCGATCTGAATGTCCTGGAGCACGCCAAACTGGCGCGGGCCGATCCCCGAGCCGGTTACGTCGGTGCGCTCGCCCCACACCGCGCCCGAGCCGAAGCTGAGTTGCATGTCAGATACTCCCTTGCAAATCTTTGTCTCCGGCTTTTGCCGCCGTTTTCTCCGGGGGCATGGTCCGGGCTCGCGCCAGCAACCGCTTCAAAGTCTCTTTCGCGGCGTGGGCGACGTTCCAAGCCCGGGTGTCGTGCGCAACCGCCGAGCCCGGAAAGTGATCTTCCCACCAGCGATCGATAAGCTGCTCGACCGGGTCGGCGAGCTTCTCGATCGTCCCGTTGACGTCATCCATGGTGCCCTCCGCTAGTGCCGCTCACGTCCGGGATAGCGTCGCCGCGCTGGCGTAAGCTCAGACGCACAGGATCTCGACCGGGACAATGGCGATCGCCTGGTCGCCCAGCACCCCCTCGTCAGTTTCGATCTTGCCGGCGATGTAGGCGTGCTGGACCATCTGCGGCAGTCCCAGATTCTGGATCCCGGTGGCCGCCGATGGGGCCAATGCCCGTTCGAGCGCATCGAGCAGCGGATTGATGATCGTGGCCGGCGCCGCGTAGGGATCGCTCGAGTGGACGTAAATGTAGAACTCGGCGAAGAGCGTCCAGACGATCGGCGCGCCTAATTTCTTGATCTGCGCGTGGCCGCCCTTCTCGCTCATGAACAATGCCGGCTGCTCGACCGGAGCAACGTCGGCCCAATGCCGTAGCCTGCGATTGGCGCTGGCAAAGCTGCCCGCGCCCGATCCGAGCGTCCACAGCGCCGCGTAAATGGCTTCGCGTATGATCATCGGGCAATCGCCTCGCGCAGCGCATCGTTCACCCCCGCCCTGATATCGGGGGTCGCGTCATCGAGCGCCGAGCGCAAGAAAGAGCGCTCGGGCAGGTTCATGCGCCGGCTGTGCGCGCCGACGCTGATCGTCTTCGCGGCGATCGGGCGGCCGAATGCTTCCTTGATCCGGCGCAAGCTCGACCTGACGCTGACCGTGCCGGAAAATCCGTATTCCTGGGCCGCAGCATAATCGAGATCGGTGGAGACCGTCGCGGTGACCGCCGTAGCGCTGCGATCGGTCGCCACCTCGATGCTCGCCTTCAGCGCCCCGCTGCGGGTTTTGAGCACTTGGCCGCTAAGCTTGTCCTGCCGAATGCGGCTTTGCAGCCCGATCCCGAGCTTGGCGACCGCGCGTGCAAGCCCCTCATTGGCCGCGTCGGGGAGGGCTCGCAGGCGATCGAGCGCCGGCTTGTCGCCCCGGAAATCGGCCGAAATCATAACGCCGCCGCGAGGGTCGCCGGGTCGGTGTTGGTCGCCGCCATGACAACCGAATAGCCGGCGATCGGCGCCACGACGCGGTATTGCTGCAGCAAGGTCGCAATCGGCGCGCTCATGTCCTTCTGCGCGTAGGTCACGGTCTCGCCACCACCGACCGACCGCGACACCTCGCCGATCCGAGTGCGCTCGCGATAGCGCAACGCGACAAGCTCGATACACGCCTGGGCGATCTCCGGAGGGGTCGCCGGATAACCTGCCGTGTAGGTGACCACGACATTCTGCGCCCGGCGGCTAAAATGATAACCGCGAAGCGCCAACTGGGTCGGCGAGAAGACATACCCTGCGATCAAGCCGGTGCTCGGCGTGGGCGCCGGCGCCGCCGGGATCGCCAGACCGTCGATAGTCAGCGACAGTACTGCGGAAACCGGGAAGCAGGCGAATTGCAGCCGCTCTCCACCGGTGCCGTCGCGCACCTCTAGATAGTCGCACTGGGCGATTTGGCGGTTTAGCCAAGTTTGAATGTATTGGCTCGCCGCGGTGATCAGCCGGGTCAGCAGCGCATCGTCCATCGGCGGAAACGCGCTCTGCCCGGTCTGCAGCCACGCCTTGACATCGCCGAGAGTCGTCAGATCGCCATAGGCCATCAGGCACGCCCCCGCGGCTGTCCTTCAGCATCCGAGGCCATCGCCAGCAGGGGCGCCCAAGCGTGCTCTAACCGCGCCACTTCCTCATACATCCTGCCGCAGACCGAACGCGCCTCGTCGCCCCCGACCGCGGCGATCAGCAGCGACATCAGGATCGTGCTGACGGCATCGAGCGCGGCCGGCCAGCCATGGTTCTCGGCCGCATCGGTCACCGATGGATTTATCGCCCTGATCGCCCGGCGCACCGATGTGGCGTAGACCGGCTCGCTGATTTCGGACATCGCTCATCCCCTCATCGTGCGGGCCGGTGCCCGCGGCCGCCCCCGGGGCGCCGGTTTCGCCACCGCGGCCAGCTCTCTCGGTGGCCCAGACCCGCACCAATTGCCGTCTTCCAGCATTGGCACGAAGCCGTGCGCCGCGAGCTCGGCCGCTGCCTCCGGCGGAACCAGCACGTTGCCGTTTTTATCGCTCGGATATTCGCTCCCGGCATAGCTGCATCCGCCGGCGTCGTCGTGATGCAGCCGCACCACGGGCGTCGAATCAGCATTGGTGGGCTGGGCTTTCGCAATCGCAGCGGCGGTCGTGTCCGCCAAGGCAAACCCTCCGTTGCTGATCAGACAGGAAACGGCCTCGCGCGGCACCCGCACCAGGCCGTCGCCATCGACGCGATAGCGCACCGTGCCGTGGTTGGCCTCGTCCTGGCCGAACACGGCACGGAGCGATATCAGCTCGGGCATCGCGCGAGTCTCAGCCGTTGGTGATGTTGGTGATGACCCCCATTGCAAACGGCGCATATACCGCCAGCACTTCTTCGGCATAGACGCCGACCTGGCGCTGGCGAGTGACGATCGGCCAGTCGATCTGATAATAGTCCTGCCGGGTTTTCAGCTCGGCGACGTTCGGCACCTCGTTCGACTGGTACTGGATCGGCAAATTCTCGGCCCAGCCGATGATCGTGCCGGGCGGAACGCGCGGGTGGATCTTGATCGGGATGCGCAGGCCGCCATAGATGGCGAAGGGATTATAGTAAAATTGCACCACTCCGGATGCGGTCAGCTGGTATTCGCCCTCGCTGCCGTCGGCAGGCGTGTCGTAGCGCAAGAGCGGCCCGGAGCTGTTCGACAGCACCTTGGTGGTGATGTTCTTCAGCTCTTGCGCGTTGACGTAGAGCACCGTCGGCGACAATTCGAAATTGTTCCACATAGTCTGGAACATCGTGTCGATCTCGACGACCGAGCCGCGCCCCGAGGGAGTCAAAGTCGTGCCGGCGCCGGCCGTGCCGGTCGGCAGCGTATTGACATAGGCGTTGGAGCCATTCTTCAGGGCGGTGGTCAACAGCCCGTCATAGGCATAACTCGGGTTGGCCGAACTATCGACGGTGACGGCACTCTGCGACTGGTTGCCGGTCAATAGCGGCGCCGCAATCGCCAGGCTGTTGATCGTCGTGATCGCCTGCAAAGTCTCGGTCCCGGTGGAGGCCGAGACATACCAGGCATAGGCGACCGCACCTTGGATCGCCGTGACGCTGCAAAACAGGCTCTGGCCGAGGGTCACCGCCTGGCTCGCCTCGGCGCTGATGTTTGACGAGCCGCCATTGAGGGTGAAGGTCTTGTTGTCGACGCCGGTGACCGTCTTGGTGGTGGCGACCCCGCCCGACAGGCTCGAATTCTGGTAGCCTTCGAGGGTCAACCCAACGACCTTAACGTAATAGGTTCCGGCCGGAAGCGTGGCGCCGGCGCCCGAAGCCGACAAGGTGGGGGTGGCCGGCGTGCCCAGGGTCAGCGAGGCGTTGCCGGCGAGGATCGCCATCTCCTCCTTCAGCATCATCTTCTGTAGGAGGCGGAAGGTCATCCGCGCCTGGATGTCTTCGAACTCGCGGCCGGCCGAGATCGCTTCGAAGGTCGCCGCGTCTTCCTCGCCGATGGTGACGAAGGTGGCCGATCTATTGGAGGTCGAATACGACATCTGGCCTGAGCGCTGGCCTTCCGGGACCCAGCCCATCGCGTCGAAGCCGGAGCCGATGATGGCGTTGACCTGGCGCCAGTTGGTCGCGGTGCCGGTGCCGCCGCCGACCCGCGGCATGACGTTTCTGATCGGAGTGACAAACGGATAGAGGTTCTTGGCCGGGGCCTGCAAATCGTAGGCGACGAGGCCGGTCGCGGTCGAAATCGACTTGGCGAGCGCCTCGTCGGGGCGCCGGAGCGCGCTCTTGCAAAGCTCCAGAGTGTCCTGGGTGATGCTCATCGATAGTTCCTCCCGAAAGGGGGGCAAAGAAAAACCCGCCACCGGGCGGGTTCGGTTGCGGCCCATAAGAGAAGCAGAGCTTCCTACGGACCAAATGTGGTGTATTTCACCACATGTGATTAACGTTCACATGATTAGCTGGATCTTGATCGCCGCGGTCGATCTCGAATGGGTACGAACGCTGCCCGAAATACGGTAATGCCCGCCGCTAGAGCGCGATCGAGAACATACCCAAGGCTATCCAAGGGACGATTGACCATGGTGCAGTCGAGGTCAGCGGTGCAGGAAAACTTGCTGAAAGCTGTAGACCGTACAAACCCAACGCGCTCAATGCCAGGGGTGATGCCGCCGGCCCTCCCGCCCTTACCAGGGCTATGAGTTCATCGAGCATCCGTGCGGCGTCGATCTCTTTGCTCAAGAAGCCAGGCTACCACAGCCCACAGTCCAAATCCCAACGGTACGCCGAGCCCGCTGACCCGACCTGGTGCGATTATGGTTCCGACAACACCGGTCGCCAGGAGAACAAAGATGACGATAGCGGCGACCCCATACCCGGGCGGATACTGCCTACGATTGAGAGCGGCTTGGCTGTATCGGATATCCTCCCCGCTATAGGACCGGTCATAAACGAATTCAGCCACCACGGAACCTCGTTGACACCAATCCTGCCAGCGCATCCGAAAATCTGACAAGATCCTCTCGGTTCATCGTCAATTTCAGGACCGGGCTCGTCTTGTCACGATCATACATAAGTAAGACGACATCATCGGCACGCTCAGGCCCACCGTCGACCACTCCATAAAAGCCGCGCACACGGGTTGTGGGCAATGATCCGAGTGCGTCGGCGTAAAATGCTCTAGCCTCGTCGTCCGAGAGATCTTCCAGCCAGCCCAAGGACGCTGCTGTAGATTCGATACCCAAAGGGAAACTCACGCTGACTCGGGCCGGTTGGCCGGGACATCCGCTCTCCCGATCGTCCGCCATGATGCACCTGCCGCTCCAGTCAGATCGCGCGACAGACGGATTGATTCCAGAATGTTCGGGGAAAGTCGATGCCTTCGTATCATAGCAGCATTCTCTAGCTAGCCTCGGGTGCGTCGGTCAGCCGAAAATTTGACAAGCCATCACTCGCCACGCGTCTCTTTCGCGGGGCCGAAGCCGCGGGGTTGGATCGGGTTGGCGTAGCTGGCCTTGATCAGGGTCAGGGTCTGCTCTTCCTTGCTCATCCGGGAAAAGGCGGCGGCGAGGTCGTCGGACGAAACCCCGCCGGCCCCGACGCCGGCATCCCGGTGCTTGGCGATCGCGGTCACGCTCTTGCTCATGGTCAGCGGCGGCAGCGGGGTGCGGGCGATGTCCTCTACCCGCTTCGAGAGCTGGTCGAGCCGCGGCACGATATCGGTCAGGGTGGCCATCAGCGCCGCCTTTTCGGCCCGTTCTGCGGCCAGCATCTTGGCCAGATTGCCCGCCGCCACCTTGCCCGCCGCGACCTCGCCCGCCGCCATCTCGCCCGTGTCGAATTCCGTCCCCTGCCATTCCATCTCGGGGGCAAAGCCGGCCGCATCGCATTTGGCGCCGGCGGCGACCAGGTGGTCATGGGCCTCGGCCAGCCGCTCCAAGGTTTGCTGCGAATGCCGGGCGCCGGCCTTGGCCGCCGCGCAGACGGCTCCCTCAGTCACTTTGCCGATGCAGTCGTGCGCCACATCCATCAACGCCTGGTGGCCCGATCCTCGCTTGCCCCCCGATCCTCGCTTGCCCAACGCCGCGGCGATCATTTCGAGCACGCCTTCCCCGGCAGCCACCGGCCGCCTCGAGGTGTTGATGGTGGAATTCTCGCCGGGGCGGAATTCGGGTGCCGGAGGCCGGACCATCGGCGGCGGGACCGTGGGATTGCGGGCCGTCGATACTTCGCTCGGGGCGGCGCCCGCCGCCTGCAACGCGTCGCGCGCCTTGGTCAAATGGCTTTTTTCGGAGGACAGCAGGCCGCTCATGCCGATGCATTTGTCGACTGCACGATAGGCGAGGTCGAGCAGCGCCTGGTCGCTCTGGCTGTGCTTGGATTTGGCGAGCAGCGCCGCGGCAAGTTTCCGCAGCTTCGGCCCCCCGGTTTTACATAGATCGGCGACGAGGGCGCCCCCGGCTGTGCCGGCCGCCATGATCAGAACATCCTCGACGTCCAACCCATCGGGCGCGCCGATCTCGGTTTCGTCCAGGATTTCGCCGGTCTCTTCGGCCACCAATGCATTGAGAAACCCACACAGCTCGGCGATGATCGCCCGAAGCCGCGCCGGCTGGGGCGAGCCGTCGCCTTCCATTGCCGCCTCGACCGCCAGACTCTCCTCGAGCCAATCGAGATCGAGGATGATGCGGGCAACATGTCCCACATCCCACAGCGCCTTGGTCAATGCGACCTGCGCCGGATTTCGCCCCGCCTTGCTGCTGGCGCCGGCTGAAGGAGGGCCATCCTCGTCGATCTTGTCTTTCCAGGCGGCAACGATCCTGGCCTTGATCTGGTCGAGTTGCGCCGCCGTATACCGCCGGGCATTGTGCGGACGGTTGATGAAGTTCCACGCGGCGCGGATGTGCCTCTCGGTGTCTATCGGGTAGCGTTTTCTGCCGTCGGATTGATAGCCCGGATCGCCATATTCGACCGCACCGTAAGGAGCGCCCCCCTCGGTCTTGCTCCCGGCCTTTTCGAGCGCTCCTTCGACCGTCGCGATCGCATGTCGCGCGGCCGCGATCAGATCCACCCCGGATTCCTGGGTTCCGTCCGCCCGCGCCGGCTCGCCAAGCATCACTCCCCGCTCCTGGCATTTGACCGCGTCGGCCTTGGCCAGGTGGCGATGCTCGGCAACGCCGCAGGCCCAGATCTGGATTGGCGCATTGAACCGGGTGTCGGGCATGGTCAAAGCTCCTGCGGCTTTCCAATAATCAAACACCGCCTCGGGATTGGCCGGGCGGTCGACCAGCGATATTTCGTTCAACACCAGCCCGGTGATCGTCTTGTAATCGGCCGGATCGCGCTGGGTGATCTGGCCGCCGATCGAGTAGCCCTTGTAGACGCCCTCGACGACTTTCTGCCACGCCTGGTCGTCGACGATCCTGGCGCCGACATAGAGCCCCCGGTCGTCGACCGCGGCCTCCCTGGCGACGCCGACGGCCGAGAGCTGGTGCATCTCGCGGATGTTGGCAAACCTCATATAGTCGCCGAGCGCCGCAATCAGCGCTTCGCGCTTGACCACTTCTCCCTGGTCGTCGCGCGCCTCGGTCGAGGCGTATCCCCAAACTTCTCGCCTCTCGGCATCGACCTTCGCAATCGGCAGATAGATTTTCATGATCCGATGTCTAGCCCGTGGTTTGGTTCGTGGTGCGATGGCACGCGCTCGGCGTCGCGCAGAGCTCGTCGCTGCTAAGCTCGCGGCTTCGGCGTCAGCCCGCCGGCGGTGTGCACAGGACGGTCGAATTGAGCTTCAGGATGCGGCCGTCGCTGAGATTGGCAGTAGCCTCGAGAATGTAGGTGCCGCCAACGGCCGAAATCGGCATCCCCCCGACCGATGCGACCGAAAAGGATCCGGTCAGAGTCTGCAGCGAACCGTCGAGCGGCGAGCGGACCTGGATCATCGTCTGCGCCGAAGCCGATAGAATCTTGGACTGAGGCGTGGGGTCCGTCGCCGTCTGGAAGGGCGCCAATGCACAGCTCCAACTGGTCGCGGCGATGGTCGCGGCACCGACGTCGGCGGTGAAATCAAAGGCGAAATTGTCGATCTCGCCAACTTCGATCGGGTCAAACGCCATTGGCAGACGCATCTCAACTTCTCCGTAGCAGACGAACCCGACCCGGCGTCGCCAGCAGCCTGATCCGTCCCGGCCCGGTTTCGAGGGAAAGCAGGAACGCCGGCGCCGTTCCGTCCCATTCGAGTCGCATCGCCATATCGGCGATTATTCTGGCGCCGCTGGTTAGCCATTCGATTGGACCGTCGTCTTCTCGCACCAGCGTCGGCAGCGCTCCAGTTGGGACGTCAGGATCGACCCGCTGGCTCGCGACGTCCTCGATTGCCATCCCGCCTTCACCGCCCTGCCGTGACAACACCTCGATCGGCGGCATCGCGTCGCCTGTGACCGAAATGTCGGCAGCCCCGAGCGCTTCGATCGGCGCGCCGGAATCGCTTCGCCGCGCAGCCAGGATCTCGGCTGGAACGCCGCGATCGCAGGCAAGGCTCGCCCCGGGTTCCGTCGGGACGGCGAACCCGCCGACCCGGCCTGCCAGCGCTTCGTAGAACAACGAAGCATCGCGGCGCTCCGAGGCAACGTCTTCGATCCTCGCGGCGTGCTCGCGACGCTGTCCCGCCAAGATCTCGACAGCTTCGCCGCAGTCGGCGATCTGCCTCGCCAGTGCCGCGATCGGCGCCGGGCAATTGCCAGTGACGACCGTACCGCCGGTGCCGGTGTTGATCGTTTCGACAACGAGGTGCTGCGCCGGCGCGCCGCCCCAAATCACCGCTCGTGCATCCTTCGGTCGACCGAGGGTCTCCGGCTGACGGAGCGCCCCGAACGGATGGTCTGCAATCGAGCCAAAGGCGACAGGTCGGACAAGTTCAAGACCATGATCTTACGCCACATTTGCAGCGGCTCCTCTCGGCGCGACCTCAGACGGCAGGGCCGAGACCGGCGCCAGCCAGATCGGTAGACCGCCGAACGCGTCGGCCATGACCACGTCGCGATCGATCGGTATGTCCCCATTGGCTCCGTCGGAGACCGGCGAGGGCATCAATGCCTGAGCCATGCAGTAGCCTCGATAGGGGATGTCCGGCACCTTGGAGGCCGAGCGCCAATAGCGCGAGACCTTGAGCCGCCAATAGAGCTCATCGCCGGTCAGCGGCTGGTTCGCCCCGACATAGAGCCCGGGCAAAAAGCCAGCGGCCGCCACCTCGCCGGCCCACGAATTGACATAGGCGATTGTATTGGCTGCGTTCGCATAGCTCGCTACTCCTTCGAGGTCGAGCCATAAGCTGACGCCGCTTGGCAGCCCGATCACCGCTGCATTCAGCGCCGCTGCCTGACCATAGCTCCCGCCGAGCGCCGCCGTCGGCGCCCATCCGGCTAGCGGGCAGTGCTGCACCGCCATCAACGCCAGTCCGGCGCCAAGGATTGTCTCAGCCTCGGCGCTGCCGAGATCGCCGAGGTTCTGCGGTGTCGTGCGAGACAGATAGCGGACCGCGAACTGGAAG